AAAGTACACCATGGCCCCCACGGCAAGACCAGACTGCTTGCCATATATGGTCATGACGATAGGAGCAGCGCAAGCCTCCCACCTCGACAGGTAAACGCCTGATGCCTGATACTCGAAGCAAGTGGGGCACACTGTCGTGCATCCGCAGCACGCACCAGCAGGGTCAGTGCCTGCGACATAACACGCATCTATAAGCGTTGGCCTACGATAGTCCCAAATAAGATACAGGTTGTCTCCTGATGAAGTGAGCGTCATCGCCCTCTTGTAGGCAGTAAACGGCTCGTACTCAGTATCCGAAACAAACGACAGAAAAGTGGCAGCCCCGAGTAAGCTGTTTACGCTAGCGGTAGTGTTGCTATACACTGTATTTGTGCGCAATATACCGAATCTGTCAGTAGCCGTCTGCGGAGTGTAAGAGCTATCTCCGTTCTTTACTGAGTACAAGTTTATAATGCCCGAGTTCTGCGGAAGCCATCCCCCCTGCTGTACGTCACCGAGAAGCTCAAACTGAGATGCCGGAGCAGACGTTGTCGATGAGAATATCACATAAGAGTCCTGGTCGTTGTAGTAATGCTGTATCGACTGGTCGTTGAACTCAGGAGAAGCTACCGTGACCAAGTATACATTTATTGAAGTAGATGCAACACACCCTACGGAAATGTCAAACACCAACTCAATATCAGGGGAAGCTGGATATATTTCAATAAGGACCTGAGTAACGGACGTGAGATTTTTATTTACAACAACTGAGTTATTAACGTCTAAAGACAGCGTATGCTGAAGGACGCTATTGTAATAAACAAGCGCAGTTGCGCCCGCTACATTAGCTGCAATAGTGGCAACCGATACCGAGCCTATATTGGTACCAACATCCACATAAAGATAGTACGTATTAGTGCCGGGAGGAGAGTACATGGTCTTCGATACGAAACCGCACTTCACTGTTTCCTGGAAGGTGCCGGTGTTATCGCCGATGTGTAAGACATAGTCTTTCAAATACGGGTCGTAACCACCTCTTATAGGCGCGTCAATAACAGACTTGAACTTATCCCTAAAGTAACTCTGCATGCCTATATTAGATATTACGGTCATTTGGTCTCCGACCAATTTTATGACCGCACCTCTTCTGATATCAGTAAAGTATACGCTATCACCGAAGTGAGAGAAGCTCTCCGGGGACTTGCTTATACCATACTCCTGAGATACGATTACCTGATTGCCCAGGACTTCAGGGACGGACGTAAGGGCACTGTTTCCAGATACGTCAGACAATATACCCTTACTCACCAATACCTTCGATACGCGGTCCTCTTGAAGCGCCAGGATATCAGTTTCTCTTGGGTGTAGCTTCTGTATGCTCCCGTATGCTATCTCTAGAGACTTGAAATTAAACAGACCGGCATTAAACTCATTGAGCTTATTCACATTGGTCTCTCTATTGTAGACCCCGCTATAAGTAAGGTCTGCTGACCTGTGCTCTTCCTTGTAAGGGACTTCAGAAGAGGAGTGAACGCGCTGACCTAGACCAAACGTCCTGCCGACAATACTATCTCTTATTTTATAGCTCTCTACTCCATTGGCGAATGTCCAGCAGTCATAAAATCCTAAGTTGCTTATGGATGACAAAAGCGCCGTTTGAGTCTGAACGTTACCAGAGTGCAACTTGTTATTTATAGTAAAGACCTCGTTGTTCTCGTAGAACACATTAGGCAGCGCATCATTAGGCTCTGTCTCAAAAGCCAAGAACTGGTCGTTGTTCCTTATCTCTACAAAAGCCTCAATCCTTGAGTCTCTACCATTAGGATTGCCGCACGCAGAACTTCCATTTCTTATAGTTAAGTACAATGGCTTGGTCGAGTCGCTCACATCACCGGGAGCATCAACGGCAAATTGATATTTATTTACCCCCCCGTTTAAAGGAGGGACTGCATCAACGGCAGTTAAAAATGCATTGTTATAGACATCTGTATTTTGACCATCTCTATCCGGGCATCCACCGTCGCTTTTAATCATCATATTTGCGACATCTATCCCCTCTCTTTCCCAGAAATCTTTGAAATTAGCATAATTAGTGCCCGCAACTTTAGTTATGTCCAAAACAGACTCTCGCCTGCCGCAGTTGTTGGTATTCCCGCCGCAATTTCTGCCAAGTCGGAACACCCATATATAAACTCTTACTGTAGCACCAGCGGGGACAGCCCACCTTGTAGTGGTCATTCCAACTGTAGAAAATAAGGGGATTCTAGCATAACAATATCCAAGCGAAGCGACCTGGTCATCAGATGAAAACGCAAGATACCCTGTCTCCCTGTTATTGTCTGGGCTGTATTTAGCAGACCACCCCTCAGGCTTTAGACTCATATAGACGCCAGCAGGGGCGCTTACAGACGGAAGCCATCCATCAGGCTTAGCTTCCTTGTCGAGAACTTTAGCCTTCAATAGATTTGAAGTGGCGCCAGAAGAATCACGCTTCACTATCAACGTATCGCCAACCTCTATTTTATTCTGGGACTCGCCATCGAGCTTCACCCATACCTTTCCGGAATCGCCCTCTGGATAGTATACGTTCGCGTATATCGTCTCGTAGCCTGCCTTTGTCGCCTTCAGCACCCACTTATACTTAGTCGCCCATGTAGGCGCTAGTTGCGTTTTAGGTATAGTCGCCCTGATATAATTCCTCGTTACCGATGCGCTTGCAGGTATGTCAATTGTGCTGTTCTTGCTAAACTGAACCGTTGAAGACCTGCCATAATCATCCATATAGACCATGCCCAGCTGATACGTCCTGTTGCTATGAAGGCTCTTTGTGGCACCCGGGGAATTAGCCCCGCTGTACGATATAGACACTTGAGGCGCGTAGGTGATATTAAAATACTCATGCCTATATGCAGGACCTGTCGCCTCATAGCCGACAGCGGGAAGCGTAAAGGTCAGTACGTTGCCGGACCTAGTTACAATCAATCCATTATTAACCACTTGGTTCCCGCCAACAACTCGAGTGAAGTAACTATCTCGCGAACCACCCACCCAACACACGAACTTATCAGCCCAAGACGGATAGCCGCAATTATCTGGAAGGTATATAGGAGAAGGCCCTAAAGAAACAATAGTAACAGCGCCTAATGCTGCCTTAAAATCAGTGCTAGTTATTAGATTGTCTAGAGAATTATAATCTTGGAAAGCCTTAAACTCAAATGTTATTGTAGCAACTCCCGCCTTTTGAGTAAGTCCAGCGCCAATTATTCTATTAGACTGAACCTCTATATCAAATGTTATCACTGCTCCCTTTGGTGTCTGCGTCCTCCCGGTCATATCGACAGAGAAGCTAGCGTTAGAAACAGTTTGAGCCGCTACCGTCTGATACCAGTTTACCGGATAGGAATATGACGCAAGCGTGGTGTTGATGACCACCTCATTCGCCACGCTCGTCTCACTAATAAGAGTGGGGGCATAGTTAAACTTAGTGCTTATATCATACCCCTCAACATAGTTGCCGTAGAACAGCCTGTTGCCCATGATTATTTGAGACAAAGCTCTTCTAGGCACATTGTCGTACAGCCGAAACCACTCCGTAGACGGAAGCGTAGAATACGCCCTGTTGTTGGAGAATATGACCGTCTTGAGTAAGTTATCCCCTATAGAATCCTTGCTCTTGCTTACAGTTTCTATTAAGAAAATCTCATTAGACTGAGAGTCCTTGACGCATATATCAATCTCCGCGACCCACTTATTACCCGTGTTATACGTTATCTCAACTTGATTGTATAAATTGACCATGCCATCATTAAGCATGGTGGGCGGGTCTATCCCGAATAACTTGGGGACGAACGCAATATCACTGAATTGAGACAGCGCACTATAATCGCCGTTCTCATACTTGTACCGATATGCAAAAGCAAAGAACCGGTCTTCAATATAATTGGATGCCGTTGAATTTTGTTGCAACAACGTTGCTGGTGCGCTAGACGGAGGAGATACAATCACCTCTAGCCTTCCGTTACTAATATCTGAATACGAGTACTTTACATTGATTTTCTTCGGGGAGTTCAGATTGTCCGTGAAGTACAACAGGTCTTCAATCATACTAACCCCGTTGATAGGATAGTCATAATTGAAGTTCAGGAACCTATCTTCATCAATAACATGGTAAGTCAACCCTCCGTTCAATGGACTGAAAGAAACAATAAGGTCGCAAACACCAAACTTGTACATAGGGTCTTCATCGTGAACAAACCAGTAAATCCTGTCGTTTGTATCGTCTCTATATGCGCCTATGCACTTTGCTAGTGCGCTTATCTGAGTGCCGCTTACCTTCAGCGTTGTAATCTGAGTGCTGCCTTTGATTTTTTCTACCGCGCCTACATTCGTGGTCTCTGAAGAGCCGGACCTAATGTTCTGCGCTGTTATATACTCTCCTTCAGGAATTAGCCTTTCGTCTAAATCCTGATTCATCTTGCCCTTCGTAAAAGTAGATACTATCTTCATTTAATCCATTTATCGCGCCCACGCATATTCATAAGCAGTCGCCCAGGGTGAATGTTGCTGAGCCTTATCTTCGAGTTCCTATAAGCGTTTCTCTTGTCGTCTCTGGCTCTTTTGACAACATACTCCTGAACACCAGTCTTATTGTTGAGAATCGCATACTTTATGTATGCGTATATGTACTCCTCGAACATCTTATTGACGCTCACATCCGCATCGTTGCCATTCTCCATTCCGTCAGAAACATACTCAAGAACACAAATCCTTCCGCTAGTATTAGAGCTGAAGTTAATAACTCCGTCGCGCTTATCAACAACAAACGTAGGATTGACATTCGCAGTCTCCGTATTCAAACCATATATCCCCCCGATGCCGTACCTGAAATACCAAACATCATCAATAGACCACCCATAGTATCCGTTATACGGACTATTCGGGTTCATATAGATGCTTGGCGCCGTTCCATTGATTCTAGCAAGCTCCAGCTCGGAATTTTGGGGAGACAAGACATTCCCGTTTTGGTCGAACAAAAGCTGCCCCGCGTTGTCTCGCAGGTACGCTAGCGCATAGTTGGTCTGTATATTCTCACTAAGAGGGAGCAATACACCATCCACTTCTAGTGATATCCTCACCCAGTTCACATAGTCGGAGGGCAATACGATTTTAAGGTCAGTGCTGATAACATCTTCAATGACCTTAATCTCCTTGAAGGCATCGTAATTCAACTCCTGAATGCCTCGCTTGGCATGAAATACCACCTGGTACCTGTTTATGTTGTTGATTATCTCGTTATTGCCCTGATACATCAACATGAAGTTATTGACGATATCTTTAAGAGACACGTACTGATACGAGCCCCAATTAGCGTCCTGTGGCGAATTACCGCCATTCTCGTAATAATCAAACTGACTTATGTATGTCATTGAGGTTGCTCTCCTTTATTTTCCAATTTACTACCAAAGGCATAGACGTTTTCCTCCCTTACCGAAACTCCGGCATACTGTAAAATTTTAGCGACAAGATTCGGCATGTCGGAGTCAGGCAGCTCAAAGTCTTGGTGGTCTGCCGCAGATGGATTGTATATAGGGTCTCCATTGACAAGTGTGGTATATGTCCACTTCGGCGTCTTCGGATACCTGACGTAACTAAGCGTAATGCCACTCGTAATAGACGTTGGGTATACG